CAATCAGACTGGAAGCTGGCGTACCAAAAGAAGTTGGACATGACATAGGCCTATTGTGCTTGCAAGAGGGGTGTACAGAACACAAACCCCATTCAATTAAAGATAAAAAGCCAAGCGAACCTATTAGGGCTAGAGATGAAAAAGGACATTATATTCCTGATGATCCCTCTACACCTGATATAAACGAAGCCTATGTAGATGGTAAAGCACCCGCTAAAAAAAAGCCGGCTGCTAAAAAAACTGTAAAGAAAACCGCTAAGAAATAATGGGCACACTAACGGGCGCTAACTTAATATCCAGAATACAGGACAGCCTGCAGGATACAACTGGCGTTCGATGGACTGAAGCTGAATTGCTTAGGTACATAAATGATGCACAAAGAGAAGTAGTTAACTTTAAACCTCAAGCTTCAGCTGATCATTCAAACGTACAATTAGTTACTGGTACAGAGCAATCTATACCGGATGTAGCTTTGTCCTTAATAAAAGTAGTACGCAACATGAGTGCTACCGGTGGCAGTGCAACAGGTAAAAAATCAATTAGGCTAGTAGATGAAGACATTTTAAATTCTATAGAACCTGATTGGCATGATCCTACTGTTACAGGAGATGCAGCCCATGGTTCTGTAATCAAACATTATGTGTTTGATCCAGATGACCCTAGAAAATTTTATGTATACCCGGGTGTAAAAGACGGTGAAAACGCATATGTAGAACTAATAACTTCTAGAAGTCCTACTGATTTAAGTGCTACAAGTAGTACTATTTATATTGATGATATTTATGGTAATGCTCTTGTAGATTATGTTTTGTTTAGATGTTATATGAAAGACTCTGAGTTTGCAGGTAATGCACAAAGAGCTAGCCAACACTATCAACTATTTTTAAATAGTGTATCTAGTGGCATTTCATCTAAAAATTTAATTAACCCAAACTTTGATAGGAATGGACAGAACATTGCTCCACCCCCTGTTCAAGGGTTAGGAGTATAAAATGGCATCCTTTAGTTCTTTAGTAAAAGACATACTACCCTATGTTCCTAATTGTCCTGACTCTTTAGTAGAATCTACTTTAAGGTCAGCTTGTATAGAGTTTGCTGAAAGGTCAAAAGCTTATGTATTTGACTTAGACCCTATTACAACAATTAGCGGTGTATATGAATACGAGTTTGATCAACCAAGTGGAACCGACGTCCATCAAATTTTGTGGATGACTTATGATGGCGATGATTTAGACCCTATAAGTCCTAGAAGTTTAGAGTTAAATTATCCAGATTGGCGAGATAAAACATCGTTGCCACAAGTGTACTTGCAAAAAAACCCAAGTACTTTTTGGGTTATTCCAGTACCTAATAGCTCTGTCACTAATGGTTTACTTTTAAGCGTTGCTTTAAAACCAAGCAGGACAACTAGCAACATTGATACAACTTTTTCTAACAGTTACAGAGATGGAATTGTTTACGGGACTTTGTACAGGTTACTTAGAATACCTGCAAAAGATTGGACCGATCCACAAGCAGCAGCAGATTATTTAAGTTTATTCAATCAAGAAGTAGTACAGGCTGAGTTAAAAGCTAGAGGCGGAGACTTAGGTGTACGTAGAGTTGTAAAATATAAAGGAGCAGGAATGTCTCCTCGTAAACGATATAAGAGATATGGTTCAGAGATTGACTATTAATGGAGTCTCTGTTGAAGAAATACCTGTAGATGAGATCCGATATGCGTATGAAACAATCGAATCTGATCTACATGTTATAAGGAAGAAAAGTTATTCTGACTGGATTCCAGCAGATATATACTTAGCATTACGAAACAGCAATGCAACTTTGTATATGTTTTATAAAGAAGACATATATATTGGATTTATAATTTGCTCAATGATAGCAGACCCTGGCGGCGAGCCAACGCTTTTTGTCTGGGCAACCTACCAAAAACCAGAGTATAATTATAATAAAGTAGGGTTTACCTTTTTAGATAAACTTGCTTTAGAAAAAAATGTGAAGCTTATTGAGTTTCACACAAGTCGCCCAGGATGGGCAAAGACTGCAACCGCTAATGGATTTAAGTTAACAAGTTATGTTTATAAAAAAGAAGTATGAGTAGTAAACCAAAAGCATCAGAGTACAAAGCAAGCGAAGCAGAAAAGACACAAGCTTCTGTAGCGCAGGCAGAAAAAAATTACTTTAATGAAAATTATGCACCTTTGCTTAGAGAGATGCGCGACCAATCTATGCAAGAAGATTTAGGTGGTGTAGCGCGTGGCGTTGCAGGTGCAGATACTATGCAATCATTAACCGGCAAGCCAACTTTATCTGGCGCAAGATCAGTAGATGAATCTGCTGACTTAGCATCAGCAGCAGTAGGACAAATGGCCGCTGCAAGTGCGCAAGGTTTAGCGGCTTCTAGAAAACAACAAACTGGGGTTTTAGGTACAGCACGAGGCCAGGCAGGCGAAGCTATGTCTGGATTAGCACAAGCATCAAGAATACAAAACACAAAAGATTTACAAGCTGCAAAAGCTAAACAAATGGTTAGACAAGCTAAATTTAATGCTGCTGAACAAATTGGAAGCGCATTAATAGCACAAGGCCAAGATAACTTAAGTAGTTATAGTGGAGTAAGTGACCAAGCTGATACAGGTGGGTTTTTTAGTAAACTTTTTAGACCTAACGCGGGAAGGTTTGATACTACAGGAAAGGTACCAACAGTTTCAAGCTCGGGCGGTAGAGGGGGTAGCTAATGGCTTTATCTAATATTAGGTCAGCACTATCAAAAACTAAGGGCGAATTAGAGTATCGTAATAGTATGTCTACCTCTAATCTTCCTGTTGTAAATGACCCAGAAAAAACCTTCGCTAATATAACAAGACAAGATTATGAAAATTATCTTCAAGATTTTAGTGGTTTTGAAAAACAATTAATTGAAGCTAGAAACGATACTTCTTTAGTAGATAGAGCACCAGAAGACGCAGCTAAACAAGCAGAAATTGCTAGAGGTGTACAAGAAAGAAATATATCTCGTTATGGTGGTGCCGGATTAAGTATTGCTCAAAGACAAGAACAACAAAGAGCTTTACAAAGGCAAGGGCAAATTGGTTTAGCTGGGGGCTTAAACACTGCGCGTATTGCACAAAAAGATATTAACCAGCGTACACTAGCAGACTTAATTAATATAGGACAGGGCGTAAACAGGTCTTCAATCGAGGGGTTAGGTACTGCTTCTGCAAACGCTGCATCAAAAGCCGCAGCATATAAAAATGCAAAAGCACAACATACTTCCAATATGGTTGGGATGGGTAGTTCATTAGCAAGTGCAGCTATTTTAGCGTTTGCAATTTAGGTATAGATTATGGCAAGTAAATTTGGTGATTTTTTAGCAGCTTACACAAATCAAATTGGTGCGAGAAACACAGCTGATTACAACAGGGCGAAAGCCGATCAAGCCCGTATGGATGTTAATAAAAATAAAATTTCTGACACCATAAGTGAACTGCATAACAACGAAAAAATATTTGATTCTTCTGGACGGTTAAATAAAACAACCGGTTTGGCTGCTATGCATGATCCAAACATATCTGAGCAGTATGTTAATTTTATGAATACGGCGTCTGTTGCAAATCAATTTAGAAATAAATTTGGTGTAAAAGAAAAAGGGACTTTATTAAGACCAACAAAAATTGGAGAGGATCAATACACATTTAATCTTCAAAAACGAAATGGAAAAATAGTGCCTCTGACACAACGCCGAAGCGCTGATGCAGATGATGCGCCTTTAGTATTTAGCAAAGCAGATTTAGTTTCTTTTTATGAAGCCCAATCTGAAAACCTATTGCAAAAAGGTGGCCTTACTGGAAGAGCAGTAGCAAAAACTATGGGTAACCAATTAGATACCCAATTTAACCAAGCTTACGCGTTAGGTGGAAAAGCATTATCTGACGAAAATTTAGAACCTGAAGAACAAATTGATGCTTTTGGAGAAATTGCATCCATTATTGATCAAAATCGAAGCGATGGTGAAAAAGACGCTATTGCTAATATGGATGATGGTTTAGAGATAGAAGGCCCAAATGCAGCTTTAGCTAGTGGAACAGTGACAGAAAAAGACTTACCTGGCACTCGTCAGCTAGCTAAAGAAGAACAGTTTGGTTCTATGGACACCAAAGACTACACAAAAGGAGACTACGGCGATCCCGAAATAACAAAAGCAGCAGAAATGGCGGTAAAACAACAAGCCGACCCAAGTATATTATTAAGTAAAAACGAAATAGACACTTTAGCAAAAGCTATGCCACAGGGCAAAAGAGCTGCTTTTATTAAAAACTTTACTTCTGGTCAAGCTAGTTTAGAAGCTAATCAAAAACAAATTCTTGACTTAGAAGCAAAAGATAACCTTTCTCCTTCAGAAGAAAAAGAATTAGCAAGGCTAAAAACAAGGCAAGAAAAATACATTTTACCTTTTAGCAAAAAACAATTAGATAAAGTTATCCCTGAGTTAGAAAAAACTGAAACAACAAACAAAAGAAAAAAAGAACAAGTTAAAAACGCAATTGATGCAAAAAAACGTCAGTTAAATAACCCTAAACTTTCTCCTGAAAGAAAAGAAGAAGTACAAAAAGAGTTAGATACTTTACAACAAGAACTTGGAGTCGGGCCAACAGAATCTGAGTTAGCTATAGCTAATTTGCCAGATCTTCCTGATACTAACAATATGGATGATGCAAGGTCTTGGTTTACAAATAACCAAGAGACTTTAAAAAATCTTCCACAAGAAGATTACAACAAAATTCAAACTCTTCTACAGGAAAAAAATATTAATTCAGCAGATGATATGGCTAAAGCCGTTAGAGAAGGAGCACTACAACGTAAAGATGCTTTAAAAGCAGCCGCTTTGATTGCCTTTACTGTGAATGCTGGTGCTACTGGAGACCAAGCTGCAATTGGTAGACAACAAAGCATGTTTGGGACTTTAGCAAATACGTTCTTACAAGGTGATCCAAGTGTTGATAGTAACATGGCTGCAAACACGCAAAGTTTAATAGCCTCTAGGCAGCAATCTGCAGCCTTAGCGCAAAGTAAGTTTTTACAGACCGGTATGCAAAAATATGCAGATGCGGCTAAAAAAGCAACTGACTTATTAATAAACGATAAAGGGGAGTTTTTAGATCTACGAGATGAAGATGCTCCAGGTGTTGCACAAGCTAAAAAAGCCATGAGGGATTTCTTCTTGGATATTAATACTAACAAAGCCTTTGGTACGGCGAACTCAGCTAATCCGGCAGTGTCACATATGATGGGCGAAGTTCTTTTATCTTTGGGTTCACAGGGTTCAGTCGGCTTTATGGACTGGTTTGGAGACTTTCCTGCTGGAGATACTGTTATACCTGCAGCAGGTGAGGTAATGAACAGAATCCGTAAAAGAACAAACAGTAAGGGTGTTGTTGAATTGGTTTTTGTAAATGCAAGTGAGCCTGGAGCGGAAACAGAGTTTAGTGTGCTTCCTGATGAATTTGTAGAACTTGTAGGAACACCTAGCTACAATTTTACCCTTACACAAGTTCCAGATCTTGTAAAAAACAAACCTGTAAAAGAAGTAACAGGAAGCTAACATGTCCCAGCAAAAAGGATATGTTAACAATAACTGGTTAAATGTTAGGTATAACCCTAACAACAACTGGCTTGGTCAAACTGGTGATGACGGTGAAAATTATGCACAGTTTGAAACCCCTGAATATGGTTTAAGAGCTGCTGACATAGTACTAAAAAATTATGGACAGCGCCATGGGATAAAAACCATTGAAAGCGCAATTAACCGGTTTGCACCTCCTAGTGATAATAACCCTACAGATAATTATATAAACTTTGTTGCTCAAAAAACTGGATTTGCTAGGGATGCACAAATAGATCTACAAGACCCTGGGGTTAGGGAAAGTCTGCTTGCAGCAATGATTCAGTTTGAAACTCCAGATGCTTATAAAGACTATTCTTCAAATTTACTCCAACAGTCTAGGATTTTAAAACCCGGTTCAGGTTCTCCTACAGCCAAAGTTGCGGGTACTACAGATGACCCTGATTCTGCAGTTAAATTATTTACACAGTCAAAACCTAAATATGAGCCCTCTCCAAACTTTTTAAATCATTTTGCTGCTGAGCAAGAGTCTAGAGGGGGAGGAACACAAGCATCATTTTATAGAGAACAAGATGCTGCTGCAGCTGGAAAGGGCCCGGAAAGATTTGCAGATGAAGATCCAATTAGTATTTTTAATAGGGGTATGCGAGCTGGCGGACACAACTTAACCGCTAATATTAATTATTTTAGAGGTATTGCTAACAGTTTAGTTGGTAATGAGTCTGGTGTAGAAGATGCTGTTTATGATGCAACTGCGTCACAACAAGCAGCCGGGGATATACTTGCACCAGTAGAAAACTTTGAAGAGTTTTTAGATGCTCCTACTTTTGGTGGTTTTGTAAACCAAGCATTTAGTGCAACAGGACAATTTGTTCCTTCTGCTGCTGCTTCTATTACAGCTGCTTTAACAGGCGCCGGTGTTGCGGCAGTGTTCGGAGCTGCAGGGACTACTGCAGGTATAGCCACGTATGCAGGATCCGCAGTAGCTGGACCTTCTTTGCTTGCAAAAACAGCAACTAATAAGATTATTAGAGATGTAGCTAAAAAGAAATTTGCAAATATGCAAGCACAAAGAGAAGGTAAAAAAAGATTACCTTATCGGATTTCTACTGATGAAGAAAATCTATTAAATGGTTTGTATTCGACTATGAAAAGAGGAATGGTAACCGGGGCTATTGCACAAGAATACCCACAGGGTGCTGGTATAGCCTTTGGTAATTTTGCTGAACAGGGAATGACTGATGCAGATCAAGCAATTCAATCATTAGCTATTGGTGTTCCTTTTGCTGCGATTGGTGTAGGTGGAGAAGCTATTGTTGCTAGGTCTATGTTTAATATTGCTAAAGCAAAAAATGGACCTTTGCATAGAAGTTTTATTAATGAAGTGTTTGGTAAAGGTGGATTAAAAACAGGATTAGTTGAGGGTGGAACAGAACTTGGGCAAGAAGAACTATCTATTCAACAAAAGTTTTCTATAGATGATGAGTATACTCAAGCACAAGCTAAAATGGATAGACTTCAAGCTGCGTTTGCTGGGTTTGTAGGTGGGTTTGGTATAGGTAGTGCTGGTGGTGCAGTTAGTGGTACAGTTGGGCGAATCGCAGATGGTAGTTCAAACACTATTAATAAAGCTAGAGAACTTTTACAACGACAATATGAAAACCAAACCGAACAAGAACTTGATGCCGATGAGATAGGAGGAACTCCAGATGGCGTTGCAGTAGAACCTGGAGCCTGGATTATAGCTCAACTAGATGCAATGCTAGACCCTACAACGGGCAAAGACTCTATGTGGATTGATGTTAATTCTACAGAACAAGCCGCTACCGTTGCGTCAGAAATAGACAAAAGAGGACTTGAAGGGAAAAATGTTATAGGTATAGACACTGGAAAAGGGGTTTTTTTAACAACTAGTAATAGAAAAGCCGCTTTAATGAAAAGGCTTATAAACAATGGGCAACTTAACGAAAGCTCTTTAGATTCCTTTTTAGCAAACCAATTAGGGTATGTACATAATAGAAAACCAGAAGATGATCTTGTGGTTGAAGTTAGAGATGCAAATAACAATGTGGTTTGGTATCAATCTACCAATCAAAATGATTTAGATGCTGTATATACACAGGCTAATAATCTTTTTAAAGACAATACTAAATATAAAGTTTCTCATCAAGGAGCAAAAGAACATCTAGCACAAAGAAATGCGTTGGCTACTACTGTTGTAGCCCCTAACTTTGACCTTTTAACTAGAAATTTAGAAATAGAAGATGCTCAATACCAACAGCTTTTTGATAGATATGAAACACTTGTAGAAAAAGCTAGAAGAGCGGGTGGAATAAATAATTTAAGTGCTGAAGACCAGCAAACCCTTAGACAGGACTATCTTGCACTACAACCTAATTCAGTTGAAACACAGACTGATACACCCGATGGCCAGTTACAAGAACAGTTGCGAGCTGTGGCGCCAGAAGAAGATACTGTCGCAGAAGAATTAGAACGTGAAGCAGCTATTCCTGGTTCTGAGTTTGGTGTATTTGAACCTACAGTAGTAGAGCAAGGCGAGGGTTCTGAAGCCACTCCTATTTTAGCTAGGGGTAAAAAACCTTGGGCAGAAGGCAGGGGTATAAACGAAGAACAAATAAAAGAGGCTAAGGCCTTAACACCGGCTGAATACATACGAGATTTTGATGAACGAGTGGCTGATGGTAGGTACTCTGATGCTTTACTGAAAGCCTATATAAAAAACATAGAAGAGAACCCTGGGTTTCTTTTTAGAATTGATGAAACCGAAGGTGGGTTTAATATTAAAAAAATAAGAGTTCCTATGGGGTCTCTTAATATGGAATTAGAAACACAGCGTTGGGTTAGAGCCGCTAAGAAAAATGAAAACTACAACACTAGAAGGGGTGGTAAAGATGCTAGCGGCTGGACAATTTCTTCCAGTAAAGAAGGAGCAGCTCCTCAACCTATCGATATGGCAACTCTTACTAACTTTGGTAGGACTTATGCAAACAGAGAAGGCTTATTAGGAACCACTGCGCAAGGTGGGCTAGAAAGCGCAAACATAGGATTTAATGTAGCAGTAACTGAACTTTTAGACCAAGGTTATGAACTATTTTATGAAGGTACTCCGATTGCAGAACTAACTAGAGCACAACAAGAAAAAGCTCCTGTTTATACTGAAAAAGGAAACCCGGAACCCCGCACTATGTTTGAGTTATCTCAACAACGCGGTGAGTTTAATCAAGATGTGCAGCAACTACGAGAAGATTTAAATGAAACTCTACAAAAAATAGAAAACACATTTGGCCCTTTAGGCTTACCTACGGGTCTTAACTCAAGTGTTTATGAAGAAGCTAGACAAGAACGCCAACAGCTTAGGGAAGATCTAATAGAACAATCTAAAAAACAAAGAGAACAATTAAATGAGGCCACTAAACGATTAGGAAGAGACTATGTAGCAACTGATCCAGATTTTATTGCTGACTATGATGCATTACAACAAACTTCTACTTTAGAAACGGAAATAGCATCTGCCTCTGCTAACGAGTTAGGGAGAAAACCAACCGGTGAATTAGCTAATTTTGCTTTTACTGAAATGGCTCAAAACTCTGATATAGCATCAGAAAGAATAGATATAGAATTTGAAAACAGGGACAAACGCTTTAGTTACTTACAAATGCCTATTGGTAAGAACAGAGAGAAGACGGGGGCAAAACCTTTAGTTTCTTCTGTTCTTTCTGATAGATTGGATGATCCAACTTTTATTTCTGACTTAATTAATATTGTTAACTCATCTTTTAAACTAAATCAAACTAGAACCATTCAAGTATTTGAAGCTAATGAAAATCTTGATACAGGAGTTGCTTCTGCAAATGAAAGAGTTAAAAATCAACAGGCCTATTTAAAACGAAACCCTAGGGTTTTAGCTAGAGTTATATCTTTTGGTGATGTTGATATTATTCTTGTAAATTTAAAAGAAGGAGCATCTGAAGCAGAACAAGGCACTGCTATGATCGCGCTGGCTCATGAACTTGGGCATTCGGTCTTTAGGCAAGAGTTAAGAAATTCTTTAAATAACCCAAAACTTTATAACTCTCTTTACGATGCTTTTTTAAAAGCCCAAAAAGAAGTTGGAAGTGAGCAGTATCAAGATACACATTTTGGTTTTGAAGAATGGTATGCAGACCAAGTAGGCGCTTTTTTATTAAACGAAACTAAACAAGCCACTAATGGTGTAGAAGCCTTCTTTAAACGAATTGCTAATAAATTAAGAGCTGCGTTTAAAAAACTCGGGCCTATATTCTTTAAGCGTTTTCAACGTAACCCTGAGTTTACTGATTACGCAACCGGTGTAGTTAAATCTTATAGAGAAGGCGCAAAAGACCCAATACGAAATGGTATGGGTATGGAAGCTAAAATATATGTGCGCAATATAATAGATGAAGTATTACCTAATAATTTAGATAAAGTTGCAGATCCTAAAGCTGTAAGAAAATTAAACAAGGCAGCAGAAAAAATATTATCTTCTGACGACGAAATGCCAAATTGGGTTAAAAAGCTTTTACACATAGTAAAACCAGCAGATAATGTTTTGCGTAGTTTAGGTAAAAAATTAGGCACAGGCAGGCTGCTTGCTGAATTTTTTTACGCTCAATCACAATCAAGCCAAGCAAATGGCTTTTTACAAACTAAACAACAAAAAATATATGAGCTTATTAATGAGTTTACCGGTATATTAGGTGCGCAAACACTTTCTAATATCCCACAAGAAGGAATGGATGCTTTATTAGAGGCAGAAGATAATACTAAATCTAATGACCAATTAAGCCCTAAAGCTAGAGAAGTCAGAGAGTGGTTTGAGAGAATATATAAAGACTTAGAATTAAAAAAATGGACTAACACTAATTTTCAAAAAAACTTCTACACTAGGGTCCTTAGTGACGATTTAGCTAACAGCGCTGAATTACAAGATGGTCTTGTTCAGTTACTTGTAAAAAACAACCCAGGTTTAAAAGAAGCTTCTGCTAGAGTGATAGTAACAGACCTTTCTAGAAATCTAGATATGAACATCGATATATCCACAAACAAAGTAGAACGTTTTTCTATTGGGTTATCTAAAGAAAGAGCAAAGTACTTTCAAAATATACCTACTAAAGAACTTAGAAATTTAAAAGACTCAAATGGGGTTAGCGCGTTAGAAGAACCCCACATAGCTGTTCGTAAGTACTTAAACAACATTGTTAAAAAAGTAGAAATGAACAAACGCGGGGGGGCCGCTTATTTAGAGTCTTTAGTTAATCAGTTGCCAGAAAACGAACAACAAACAGCTGTTGATGCTATTCAAGCTATTTTAGGTAAAGTAAACCCTGAAATGAGTAACACTTTTAAAAATTTAAATAGCGTAGGCTTGTTCTTAAACATTATTAGTATGTTAGCTTTTACTGTATTTGCATCCTTTCCAGATTTTGCTGGTTCTATTATTAGGTCTAAAGATTTCCGAGGTTTAAAAAACATGGGAAGGGAGCTCGCAAACTATTTTCAAAACCCAGAAGAAGCCCTTGCTTTTGCAATGGAGATAGGAGTAACAACTTCTGAAGCAATTAACACCATGTATGTAAACGCGGGAGAGTTAGACTTCATGGTAGACTGGAGTAAAAAAGGTTCTGAAAAATTTTTTAAGTACACAGGAACAGAGTGGTTTACTAGATTTACTAGGGTTTTATCTGCTGGTATGGGGAGAAGATTTTTAGTTGACCATGGTAATAAAGCTTTACGCGGAGACAAGCGTTCTATAAGGTTCTTAAAAGAATTAGATTTAACACCCCAAGACGTAAAAACTTGGCAAGATGGTGGCCAAGCGCTAAAAGGTAAGAATGGAGAAAAAATAAAACAGGCTTTATATAGGTTTGTTGATGAATCAGTCGTAAGGCCTAATTCTGCAGAAAGACCTATTTGGGCTTCTGATCCTAGGTTTGCTTTAGTATGGCAGTTAAAGTCTTTTTTCTATGCTTATGGTAAAAACGTAGTGGGTGGTTTTTTAAGAGAATCTCAAAACAGATACAACGAAACAGGTAGCTTAACAGCCGGTTCAGTACCATTACTTTTAGCCGCAACTACAATGTTACCACTAACAATGTTAGGTTTTGACTTGCGGGAACGGTTTAAAGGTACTTTAGCTTGGGCTTTACCAGGAATTGATTCTACACAAAAAAATTATAGGAAATCTTTAGATATGGATTGGGGCGAGTATTCTATGGAAATACTAGACCGAAGCGGGGTTTTAGGAGCTTTTGCATTGGGTTTACCTTTAATACAAGGTGGTAAATATGGAGATCCTTTCTGGGTTGAACCTATGGGCCCAAGTGTAGAAAGGGTTATGGACTTTACATCTGGCGATTTAGACTTAAGTGATATGTTCCCTATTTATGGACAGTTAGGCGGGCTAGATTAAAAACGAAACATGCGTGTATAATAAGAGGTAATTTATGGCATATTCAGACACAATTAAATTAGTAGTAGGAGACACTCTTCCTGAACTAACTTTCACTCTAAAAGACAGCAACACTGCTGCGTCTGGGGCTACGTTAGATGTAGAAGACGAAACTACTTGGGCACCAATCAACTTAACTGGTGCAACTGTAAAACTACGCATTCGTGAGGTAGGGTCAACAACGGTTCTTTCTACAATAACTGCTACTATAACAAGCGCTGCTAATGGCACTTGTGCATTAACATTCCCTACAGGAACGTGGACAACTGCAGGAACTTTTGAAGGTGAAATCGAACACACAACTTCTGGATCTGGTATTCAAACAGTACAAGATTTTATAAAATTTAAAGTGCGTGATGACTTCGATTAATGGCCATCAAGTTTACAGTTGATTATGTCAACCTAAAGGTTACTGTTGACACAGATTCGATTCAACCCGTTTCTGTTTTTCAAAACCTTAGATCTCTTGTTACGTTTACAAATTTACAAACGTCATTACAGTACGTAGATTTATCGGCTGTAAATGTATTATTAGATGCCGATAGTAAAAACCTTTACTTTCTTTCTGGACACCCAAATGCTGAAAGTTTTGGTTTAACCGACGCACCAGCACTTACATTTAGTACAACAAAAACAGAAACTGTTTCTATAGCAGAAGAACTAGCTTCAGCATTTGCTAGCAGTAAATCTGAAACCGTTGGTATTACTGAATCTCTTAGTAAAGTAGTAGATTTTGTTAGAGCATTTAGTGACACTCCAACACTTGCAGATGCCCCTGCAATTGCTTTTAGTACAGCATTTGATGATAGTAGTACACTGTCTGATGCTCCTGCATTAAGTATAGAACCAGCAAAAAGTGATACTTTATCTTTTAGCGATGTAGAAGTATTGAGTATAGACCCCGCTAAAAGCGATACCTTGTCAATCTCTGATACGCCTGCTTTAGATATTAGTTTACCGCACTCTGAAACAGCTACTATATCTGAGTCCAATGTGTTGGGGGTAGGTAAAGCAATACCAGAAAGCGGTACAGTTACTTATACAGTAACCGTTGCTTCTGCTACAAACTCATATGGATCAGGCAATAAATATCACATTGATGGCGTTAATAGCCCAGCACTAACGTTAGATGTAGGTAAAACATATAAGTTTGATTTATCGGACTCTAGTGTTAGCGGGCACCCATTTAGATTTTCAGAAACAGCAAATGGATCACACGGTGGGGGTTCTGCATACACAACTAATGTGACTGTAAGTGGCACACCTGGGTCTTCTGGTGCTTACGTAGAGATACAAGTAACTGGATCTACACCAGCGTCTTTACATTATTATTGTACGAACCACAGTGGTATGGGCGGTGCAGTTAGCGTACAAGTTGCTGAATCTGTGGTTATGTCCGAATCATTTAGTCGTGTAGCTACGTTTGCACGGGCTTTTTCAGACAGTTATGCATTAGACGATACTGCTAGTGCTTCTGATGATCTGCAAACAGACTTTGGTATAAACAAAGGAAATATTGTGGGTGTGGGTGACAGTGCTCCTGTACTTACTTTTTCAACTAGTTTTGCAGACACCCCTACAATTACAGAGAGTATTGCTCATTCATTCTCAACATCTTTTAGTGAGACTATAAGTTTAGCTGATGTTTTTACTTCTGGCGCTGGAAATATTTTTACGGAGAGTGCTTCTATCTCAGAAAGTTTAGCACATACTTTTGGTAAATCTTTATCAGATAGTGCTACAATAACAGAATCGATAAATGTGGTATTGGTCTCCGGATCAAGTAGTGTACTTAACACCTCTGCATTTAACACTAGTGTATTAAATTAAATTTGGAGAAATTATGTTAAACGACGGTTTAAAACTTACAGGTAAGTTAAAAATTGCCCTTAACGGAGAAACAGTCCAAGAAGTCAATAACCTTGTAGTTACTGATGGAAAGGAATATGTTGCCTCTCGAATGAAAGATGCTACTGCAACTGCTATGTCTCACATGGCAATTGGTAGTGGTTCTACAGCAGCCGCAGCTGGTAATTCCGCTTTAGGAAGTGAACTAGGCCGTGTTGCGTTAACAAGTACTACTGTATCGGGTGCTGTTGTTACTTACGTAGCTACATTTGCTGCGGGTACTGGTACAGGTGCCGTAACTGAAGCGGGTATTTTAAATGCCTCTTCTTCCGGTGACTTACTTTGTAGAACTGTTTTTTCAGTAGTTAATAAGGGTGCGTCTGACTCAATGACAATTACTTGGACTGTAACAGTTAGTTAATTTTAAAGGAGTTAGCTAATGGCTGTTAAGTTTACCAACAACGCAGCGACAACTCTTGCCGCAGGAATCAATAGCAGCGTCACGAGTATCGCTGTAACCGATGGTTCTGTTTTTCCTACCATAACAGGTAGTGATCACTTCTATGTAACTTTTGACGATACTACCAACAAGGAGATCGTAAAGGTAACAGCGAGAAGTGGTAACACACTGACCGTGGTTCGGGGGCATGATAATACAACTGCACGAGCGTTTAGTTCTGGAGATAAAGCAGAACTAAGGATCGTTGCGGCTTTATTAGATGATGTTAAGACTGATGTCTCTTCTACCTTAACTGTTGATACATTTACAGGTAATGGTAGTACAACCGCATTTACGCTTAGTGTTGCACCGGCAAGTGAAGATAACTTAATTGTATTTATTGAGGGTGTTTACCAAAACCCCGGAGACTTTACTCTCTCAGGAACTACACTTACGCTTGATGTTGCACCTGCCAACAGCCGTAAGATAATTGTTTATCATGTAGCAGCGTTAGTTTCAGGCAACAATTTAACTCACAACCAATTTACTTGTAACGGAAGCACTACAGCTTTTACGCTTGGTCTTTCTCCAATACACGAAAACAATACACAAGTATTTTTAGATGGTGTTTACCAACAAAAGACAGACTATGCAGTAAGTGGTACAACTTTAACTATGGATACCGCACCAGCAAACGGTGCAATCTTAGAGGTCATGACCTTTACACAAACAGAAGTAAACACTCTACCAGCATCCTTCGTTTCAGGCTTAACACAAGTTACAGCTGTAGGTGCGGACCACTTTATGATCTTTGATGCAACCGATAGTGCATTAAAGAAATCTTTGGTGTCAGATGTTTTAGAATCAGCTACGTCAATTAGCACAAGTGCAGACGCAACAGCAATTACTATTGACTCTAATGAGAAAGTTACTTTTACCAGTGACGTTACTACTGGCGGTCACTTATCTGTTGGTGGTAGCAACAACGAACTAAGGTTCTATGAAGGATCTAACTATGTAGGCTTTGAAGCTCCTGCCTTATCAGCAGATAAGATATGGGTGCTTCCAGCAGCGGATGGTTCTAACGGACAAGTTATATCAACCGATGGGTCTGGTAATTTATCTTTTTCTACTGTTAGCGGAACTACAATTAACAATAACGCTGATAACAGAATAATTACTGGTAGTGGTACTGCTAATACTTTAGAGGGTGAAGCTAATCTTAGGTTTGACGGAACTAACTTGGTGCTTGATGCAGCAGGTGCTAGCGTATCTGCTGATGATGTATTTGGTGCAATTAATTTCTTTGACCAAGATGGTGGTTCTTCAGCAGCAGGAGTTACTTCAAGCATCAAATCAATAGCTGTTGGAGCAGTAGGTGCAAGTAAATTAACATTCAGCACTTCTACTTCAGGCGGTGGAGCAAGGTCATCATTAACTGAAAAAGTTGTTATAGATGAGTCAGGATATATTGGAGTTGGTAATCTATCTCCTCAAGTCA